GAAGTTATTGAAGGTGGTATTACTCACCAAGAATTTGCTGCTAAGATTGAAAAGACTACTAATCCACTTGATTACATTGAAGCCAATGGTATTAAATATAATGAAGTAGGTGAGTGGATGGAAGCAAATGGCTTTGAACGCGAAGCTGCAAAATGTAATCGTATGTATGAAAAGCTAAAATCGGGTGGTAACATCATGCGGAAAAATACTGAAATTCCAAAAGATTACTTTGGAGCTTTTGTGGGCCACATGCCAACTTCAACAGCCCATCCAGATGAAGATAGATATTTAACTGTCCGTGAAGCTATGGAAGTAATGAAGTTGCCTCGTGACTTTGTTTTACAGGGTGGGCTTAAAAATCTAAATCATATTTGTCAAAATGTTCCAGTGACAACAGCAACAGATATGGCTGAACAAATTAAAAAATACCTTAGTAACAAGTTAGATACTGTTGATACTGATTTTATGATTCAATGTAATAAAACAAAATCACTTGATTACAAACAAATTGGTGTACAGCTAGACGAATTTATGGTATAATATACTTAATATAAATGAAAAGGTGACTTATATGTCTGTAATGGATAAACTCAAAAAGAATTCTAAGTTGAAAAATACTGAAGTTCTTTCAAAATCAAAGTTCTTTACCGAAAAAGATATGGTACCAACTGAAGTACCAATGGTAAATGTAGCTTTGTCTGGTTCTGTTGATGGTGGTCTTACTCCAGGTATGACTGTTCTTGCAGGTCCTTCAAAACACTTCAAAACTTCTTTTGCTCTTTTGATGGCAGCTGCTTATATGAATAAGTATGAAGATGCTGTTATGCTATTTTACGATTCTGAATTTGGTTCTCCTCAATCTTATTTTGAATCATTTGGTGTAGATCCATCCCGAGTACTTCATACTCCAATTACTAATGTTGAAGAACTTAAGTTTGATTTGATTGGCCAACTTGAAAATATTGAACGTGAAGATAAAGTAATTGTCGTAATCGATTCAATTGGTAACCTTGCATCTAAGAAAGAACTTGAAGATGCTATTAATGAAAAGTCAGTTGCTGATATGTCCCGTGCAAAAGCCTTGAAAGGTCTTTTCCGTATGACAACTCCGTATTTGACTATGCGAGATATTCCTCTTTTGGCTATTAACCATACATATCAAGAAATTGGTTTGTTTCCAAAAGCTGTTGTTTCTGGTGGTACAGGTATCTACTATTCAGCAGATAATATCTGGATTATTGGCCGTCGTCAAAACAAAAAAGGTACAGAAATTACTGGTTATGATTTTGTGATTAATGTTGATAAATCTCGTTATGTAAAAGAAAAATCAAAGATTCCAATCTCTGTATCTTGGGATGGTGGTGTAGAACAATGGTCAGGTCTTCTTGAAGTTGCAATGGTTGGTAACTTTGTACGTAAACCAAGTAATGGTTGGTATGAAGCAATGGATCCTGCATCAGGTGAAGTTCTAAGCCCAAGTAAAGTTCGTGAAGCCGAAACTCTTACTGAAGAATTCTGGAAGCCAGTATTTGAAAAAACAAACTTCAAAGAGTTCTTGAAAGAACATTATACAATTGGTTATAAATCTACTATTGATGAAGCCGCATTAGAGGGTGTACTTGAGGGAGGAAATGATGTATAATAATATCAGTCAATATGATTACGATCAGATTGAATATCATGAAGGAACTAATCATGATTCCTTCAAAGTAAAGACTGGTCGTTACTCTGGGACTGTGGTAACCTTTGGCGAAATTGCTATCCAAGAACAAATGGATGGCAGTGATCCAAAACTAAAGTTCCAGTACCAAATTGATGAAAGTCCACTCGATGTGGACGAACTAAAAGATGATGCTGAATTCAATAATTACGTTGGTGATATGTTAACACATATTATTGAAGCAGCAATCGAAGATAACAATTTTGCAATTGGTGAGCAACCTGATGGAACCGAATCTACAAACAACAATTCTAAGGAATCTAATTAATAATGAAAGCTTTACACGCAAAGTTATCCCATTTCTAAAGAAAGATTATTTCGAAGGCAGTCAACGTATTGTCTTCGATCAAATCATTTCTTTTGTTAGCAAATATAATAAGCTACCAACAGGTGAAGCTTTATCTATTGAGATGGAAGCTCAAGATATTAGTGATGGTCAATATTCTGAAGCAGTTTCTGTTATTAAAGAAGTTGCAATCCCTCAGGATATTAGCCTTGAATGGCTATATGAAAAAACTGAAAAATGGTGTCAAGATCGAGCAATTCACCTTGCGATTATGAAGTCTATAAATATTCTAGATGGAAAAGATCCGGAACATACAAAGAACGCATTACCGGAACTATTATCAGACGCACTTTCTGTTGGCTTTGACAATAACGTTGGTCATGACTATATTGATGACTTTCAAAATCGTTATGAATTTTATCATCGCCAAGAAGAACGTATTCCGTTTGATCTAGATTATTTTAATTCAATAACAAAGGGTGGTCTTCCCAATAAAACATTAAATATCGCTTTGGCTGGCACTGGTGTTGGTAAATCTTTGTTTATGTGTCATGTTGCTGGTTCTGTATTGAGCCAGGGCAAGAATGCTCTTTATATTACAATGGAAATGGCAGAAGAACGCATCGCAGAACGTGTTGATGCTAATCTAATGAATACACCCATTGATCAGCTTCCTAATTTATCTAAAGACATGTTTGGCAATAAAGTTGCTCAAATTGCAAACAAGTCTCATGGTAAATTAGTCATTAAAGAATACCCTACTGGTGCTGCTCACGTTGGCCACTTTAGAGCTTTAATGAAAGAGTTACAATTGAAGAAAAACTTCAAACCCGATATTGTTTTTATAGACTACCTTAATATTTGCGCTTCGTCGCGTATGAAAGGAATGGGTGGTGCAATCAACTCCTACTCATATATCAAAGCAATTGCAGAAGAAATCCGAGGACTTGCAGTCGAATTCGATGTCCCAATTGTCTCAGCGACTCAAACAACTCGATCAGGATATTCAAACTCTGATGTTGGCCTTGAAGACACGTCGGAATCCTTTGGGCTTCCTGCAACTGCAGATCTCATGTTCGCCCTCATCAGCAACGAAGAGCTCGAAGGCCTTGGACAAATCCTCGTCAAGCAGCTCAAAAACCGATACAACGACCCAAGTGCCAATAAGCGATTCGTTATTGGAGTGGACAGATCTAAAATGAAACTATACGACGTTGAGCAATCAGCTCAAAATATTATCGATGCGGGTCAATCAGCTCCAGTTGCCGATTACTCACAAAATAATGTAAAGAAATTCGAAGGATTTAAGGTATGATAAAAAAGTTTATTTCTGATAAAAAAAGAAATATATTTGTTTTAGATAATTATTTTGAAATAGGAAAATCAGAAGAATTATTTGTATACGCTAGAAACTCATATTTTCAATGCGCAAATTCTGACCACGATCTTAACTCTACTGGAGTTTTTGATTCAAAATGGAGATGCAATTTAACTGATGAAAACGTAAAAAATATAGGTTTATCGACAGATATCGTAAAAGATATTTTTAAAATTCCTTTTAAAAATATAAAAAAGCTATTAGTTAGTAATCACTATATAAACTATTCAGATACTTCTACAATAGATAGAATTCACGTTGATAAAACTTCAGTAAAACCAAGTGAAGGTTCATATTATACTATGCTAATATATGCTCAAAGTCAATGGCATTATGATTGGGGAGGCGAAACAAAATTTTATAATAACGATCTTACTGAAATCGCATTAAGTGTTATTCCAAAACCAGGAAGAATAGTTATATTTGACGGCCAAATTCCTCATTCAGCTTCAGTACCAAATAGATTAGCAAAAGAGCCTAGATATACTTACGCTATAAAATATAATGTTTATTAAAGGAAATATAAATGCATGCACGTCTCATCTCCCATAGTCAACCCTCAACTCGAATCTACGCTGGCGAACTTGCAGCGCAGGGGCTTGACAATATCCAAGACCTCATCGCTTAC